TTCCAAATCTCAAGCTCACAGCCTTTTTCGTTGAAGACGAACCTTACAATATGATTGCCGAATGTGAACATGCCTACAATGGAGTCATTGTTAGGGTTGTCTCTTCTTTCCTCCGACAATCTTCTGTCAAGTTTGTCTATCAGTTTATCTAATATCTTTCTCATAATCCTAAAAAGACCTTTCGCTGCCTTGAAAGGGTGAAACATGACTACGCTTTGGGATAAACGGTAGCCCGTACCGATACGGTTTCCCTGTTGTATAATTAACCTAAGTCCTATTTTGAGTGGTGCGGCTGACGGAATCGAACCGTCTGGGTGAAAACGCAAAATAATAAAATACTAACACTATGAGAAAAAACTGGGGTCCCACACCATGAGCCGCATTTACCTCACCAACCCGTGATGAGGTCAGATTCATTTAAATTATGACAACATCACCCTCACGGGCTTAAACTACTATCTTCTGTGTATATGACAGTTCTCCGCTATAACCTCTTGCTCTAAGCTCAGCAATCAGTTCTCTCGGTTGAAACGACGCCAAGTCTGGGTTTGAGTAGACCTTATGTAAGACCTTGTCGTTCGCAGACTGTTTTTCTAATTGCTTTTTTAGTTGTCTCTTTTGATAAGAAACTCTTACCATTTCAGACTGACATTCCCTGCAATAATACTGAAGCCCGTCATTTTCTCGGACGCTCTTGTTGAACTCAGAAACAGGCAATTCTCTTCCGCATTTTCTGCATTTTTTTGTTTTGATGATTTCTTCCATATCCTATTATTTTAAAAGATGATTATTCAAAAAGTAGCATCTCTACTTTCACAAGCGGAGATGCGTGTTGTTAAACAATTGTGTCCTGGGGACTCTTCCCCGTTTTTGCGCTAAATAACCTCAAACAAGGTGTTCCGACCTACTTTCACAAGCGTATCGGAAATTGTCTACTAATGAAAATATTAGAACCATTTACAAACTTTGAAACACATATTTGTTCCCCTCAACGGCTTAATCCTGTTTTTACGCCCGAATCTTACGGGAGGGGATATATAATCAACAGCCGCACATCACCTAAGTGTGCTTCATAACCGCCATGCGGTAGCTTAATTGTCTTATATCGTTTATTTTATTTTACTTGGTGGATTCTTGCGTTCCTGCCACCTTATCGGATACCCTTATTTAACGCAATCGTTTCTCCAAGTGCCTGTCCTCTCTCTCGATGAGATATTGACCTTCAGGGCGGCAAACCCTATATTATTTATAGTCCTTTAAATAGTAGAGCCTCCAGCTCTTTCTTCACGGACTGTCAATAAATCAAAGAACTCTTCTTTTCTTTCACTTATCAAGTTCGAGCGATCAAACGCTCCAACTCCGATTGTGGAAATCTCCATCTTCCGCCAATTTTCGTAGCGAACGGGAGCTTGTTCTCGGCAAGCATGTAATTGAGTTGCCTTTCGGTCAACTGCAAGTATTCACTCGCCTGCTTCTTGGTGAGGAACTTTTCGGGGTCATCACTCAGTTTAGGGTGGTTGTCCAACCTGTTCCTAAGTTCCGATAGTTCCGTCTTGATTTCCCTCAACATGCGAAGGAGAATCTTTGAATCCTTGTCCGTCATAAGTACCAACTCTAATTCGTACTTTCCTGTTGAGAGGGAATGTTTCCAACTTGAAGCTGACCTTTCCTTCCGTTCTCTTCAGCTTCGTGCAGAGTGGAGGAACTGATGTGACATTATCAACATCTTCAAGCGTAACGTCCGTCCCAACGGCAAGACCTCTTAAAAAATCTATCGTTACCTTCATAATTTCATTCATTCACTTGTGAATCTGAAAACAAATTCCTATATTTGCCATCCACACATTTTACAACAAAGGTTTCAGTTGAATTGTTTGGCGAACATTGGAAATCTGTGTTCGTTCATTCACTTTGCAAAGATAGTGTCTTTTTTTGTTACCAACAAGAAAAATGGTAACTTTTATTGTTACCGTTGATATGTTTTATAACATATTTGTGTAAGTGATTGGTTATTAAAAAGTTATTCAAAACTTTAGATTATATATGAACAAAAAAGAAACAGAGAGAGCAATCCAATTGCTTGAAAAAGTGAATGGAAAATCAAAAATAGAAGGATACAACGATGTGTTGAAGGACATTCTTCTAATTCAAGGCGTAGATGATTGAATTTAGAATCAAGTTCATAGCATAGCTTATTTGATATTGGGGAAATACCTTTCATTCTTATATTATTCTTCATATCGTTCTTTGATTTATTGGTACAATCGGTTAAAAGGGAAAAAGGTTTTGCCATCGTTTTGTGTTTGTGTGTGTGGTGTGATACTACAAATATCATTATTAACTAAAACACAAATTAATCATGAACAAAACCTTTATTAAGGTCTTTCTTTCAGTAGTCGGTTTGTTTAGAATCCATATCGAATACAAGAAAGGTTAAGACCTGTGGGCGGCTCTCACCAGTCGCCCTGTTTATCTTCTTACACGTGTTTTCGGGAGATTATATTTCTCAATCATTTCAAGGTACGCTGAATAAGCCATTGAATCGACCAGTTCATTGTATTCATTTCCGTTGTGACCTTTTACCCATCGGAACTCGATGCTTTTCAAATCGGAAACACAATGATGATACAGATTAATGAGGTCTAAATTCTTCTTCGGCTTCTTCACGTTGGTAAATGAAGTGATGCAGTATTGAGAATCAGTGTAAACGACCAAGTTAGAGCCTATAGGAGCTGACTTCACAGCACTGATGATAGCCAACATCTCCATACGGTTATTCGTCGTCCCTACGAAGCCTTTCTTAGCTTCCTTGATAATTGTATCATCCTTCATCAAGATGTATGCTGAACCTCCTTCTCCATAGGGTGAAAGATTATCACAACTTCCATCTGTATATGCTATGTAAGTATTTTCTTCTTTCATGGTTATTGTATTATATTTATTGTTATTATCAACTAAGATTAACCTAGCTTTGAGGGAGATTAGGGGATTGAGTGTATCATCCCCTTACCCAACAAACAATCGGAATTGCTTGAAGGTTTTGGGGATAATTCGATTGGTTGCCCATCGGTCAATCTTTTTCAATCGGTCTAGCGGAGGTGGTTCTCCCATCGACTTGCAGGTCTTACAAAATCCACTTGCGCACCAGTCTCCTTATTTCAATCGACTGCCCTTTTGCGTGCATCCCTCACGGACTGATTACCGTGATGCTTTGAAGGGTTGTTTTAAATCTTTTGTGAGCCAAACGTGCAGTTCTCCCGATAACTCTCACAACCGATTGTACACTTACATAAAAAGTAAATGCCCGTAACTTAGTCGGAGTAGTTACAGGCAGTTTACTATTATATCTTGAAACAAGATTTTTCAAATAAGATGCTTGTGACGAAGCTCCGACCTTTCGTTACGGCGACAAAATTAGTAACATTATTTGTTACTGCAAATATTTTAGTAACATTTTTGCAAACTATAACATATATGGCAGCTTTTAATGAATATTCAGAAAGATTCCTGGATGTAATAGAGAAGCTAGGCTTTTCGGATTACAAGGTTTGGAATGAGGTTGAATCCTTATCAAAGGCAACCATGTCCAAAATAAGGAGAGGTTTGTGTGGTGTGTCAATGAATACTCTTTGTGATTTCGTAGACAAGTATCCAATAGTCAATGCCGACTACATAATTACAGGCAGAGGTTCGATGTTTATAAAGGACGATGAAGGGAATGACGAGGAGAAAATAAAGGAGCTTCACGTAAGCCTTGAAGAAGCGATGAAGGAAATTAGGGAGTTGAGAGAGGAAAACGAGCTTCTTAGGGCTGCGTTTACAAAATTGCAGTCAAGTTAAACCAAAAATGTTCAAAGTGCGTTCAGAAGGGAGAAAACTTAAACAGAAAGACTATGAACGCTGAACTTAGAAAGAACCATGAAAGAATAATGAGCGAATTTCGTTCATTAGGCATCAGACCAAAAATGGAGCTAATCAGAGGGAATGGAAGGTGTGTACCCGATTCCTTCGATTTGCGTACCCTGAACAAAAACATAGTAAAACGGAGTAACATTGTGTACCCAAGCGAATAAAACAAATTTATTAACCAACTGATTTTCAGTATAGTTACAATTAGACGGATAATCGCTTCGGAATCACTTTTAACACTAAGGTCGGTTACTTCGGTAGCCGGCCTTTTTTATTGAGTATCAGTGATTTACGCATTTTAAGCGGTTCTATAACCGAACAAAACGAGTGCAAATTATGTTATTAAACATGAAGAAAATAACAAAAACCATGAAGAAAATGACAAACTTTGCACCCAAGCGTGTACCCGACTGTGTACCCAAAATGAAAAATTGCCAACACTGCATTTACACCCAAATACCACAAGAATAAAGTGGGTACACGGATTGGTACACAAATGGGTACACAAAAAAGAGATTGTAAGGTATAACTTTTACTGAAAATCGGTTAAAAACCACAAATTATGGCATATCCAATCATTAGAGTTGTCTTTGACAGACACAAGAGAGCAACAAAATCCAAAGAAGGATTGGTTCAAGTGGAAATTTACCACAAACATTCAAGAAGGTTCATTTCTACGGGTGTAAAAGTCTACTCCGATCAATGGTCGGACAAGACACTCGTGAAAAACCGAAAGGACGCACTCCAGCTTAATGAGCAAATCAATATTACGCTCAACAAGGTTCGTGAGTGCATAAACGAGCTTTACAAGACATCTGGAGATTTCTTCTTTGACAAGTTCAAGGCTCTTTTTGAGTCATCAGACAATAAAATCGGCTCTTTCATAGATTTTGTTGCCGATAGAATAGAAAAAAGAGGCAATCGGGAATCCACCCAGAAGCAACATTGGGTATTTCATGGTTCGCTCGTTGATTTTGCGCTTATCCAGACCTTCAACGATGTTACAATCGTCAATATCAACAAATATGAGGATTGGTTAAGACAGAAGGGAATCACCCAGACCACAATTTATGCCTACATGAAAAGATTTAAGGTTTATGTAGCGGAAGCGTTGAAATTCGGTCTAATCGAGAAGAATCCGTTTATTGGAGTACATTACGACAGAGGAAAGGCGAAAGGTAGAAAGTATCTCACCGAACTGGAACTTAAATATCTTAAAGAGGTTGAATTAAATTCCACATTGGACAAGGTTCGTGATGTATTCCTGTTCATGTGCTACACATCGCTCGCCTACTCCGATGCACTAAAATTCGATTTCAAGCGTGATGTTTTTGAAAAAGACGGTAAACTGGTGTTCCAAGATACCCGACAAAAGACTGATGAGGAATATTTCATCGTGCTTAATAGGCAGGCAATCGGGATTTTGGAGAAATATGACTATTCGCTTCCTTTATTCGCAAACCAGAGAATGAATGACTACTTGAAGGTCATAGCTCAATTTGCCAATATAAAGAAACCGATTACCACTCACTATGCACGGCACACCGCAGCTTGTCTGGCTCTGAATAATGGAATCAGAATGGAAACCGTTTCAAAGATGCTCGGTCATGCGAACATCAAGACCACGCAGATTTACGCAAAACTGCTTAATGACGAAGTGGAACAAGCGTATGAGAAGGTACAGTCAGTCTGGGACAAGATATAAGAAAAGGCAGCTTAATCGGCTGCCTTTTGAAATTAGAGTACGTTTATTATACCATTTCTCTCCAACATACACATATTAACTAATATAGTATGCAACCAGTCAATCAAATGAGCTTCCTGCTTATTAACTCTGCTATCAACCATTGATAAAACATTGTCGAAGCGTCTTTCTGCATCAACCAAGTCCATTCCGTTTAGGATAGCCCTATCGTCTGTCATTACATAAACAACTTTATTCAATGCTGAATCAGCAGAGTTTTTGTGTTCTTCATTAATTGCGTTTTCTTTAGCTTGCATTAATAATGCTTCTGAAATTGTCAAAATTTGTTTTACGGTCATAATTTCTATTATTTAAAGTTTTCAAAATATTATTTCCTTGCAGCTTATTCATCTACCTTATTGTTTAAAACTCTCAAAATACCCCATAACTTCAGGCGACAATGTACGCAACCCACAACAGATATAACCTTCCGTCTGTGTCGTGCTGCTATGCCCCATTAGCTTCATTATTTGGTAAACATCTGCTCCACGAAGATACAGGTTTGTGGCAAAGGATCGCCTCGCTGAATGGCTCGCCAAAAACTCATATTTAGGCTTGATATGATATTTGCCTTTCTGGTATAGCTGAATTTCTTCCGTAATCCCAGATTTCGCACATATCCGTCTGATAATGTTATTTATCGCCACATCACTCAATTCGACCTTAATACGGCTCTTTTCCCTCACCAATTTAAGGATATACTCTGAAACAGGTACATTAGCTTCCTTCCTCGTCTTTTGGCTCACATAATTCAACCAACCGTCCTTAATGTTCCTTTCGGTGAAAGCCATGTAATCGCTGTGTCTTGCTCCTGTCAATGCCCCAAGAAGGAAAGATGTCTTGATATACCTTTCATTCTCGTTTTCGGGCTTGTAATTCATGATTTTGGTAAGTTCTTCTTCCGTCAAATAAACATTCTGTGATATATCATCGGCCACATACAGGTATTTCCGCCAATTCTTAGGTAATTTCACATCTTCCTCGTCCTCAAACATGGCGATCACGATGGAAAACCATGTAAGATACCTTCTGACCGATTTTTGACACAATCCCGATTCTTCAAGCATAAATTTTCGGAATTTGTTGAAAGAATAAGCGTTGAGATGATTCCAATCGCACTTTTTCCCGACGGACTGCTCAAAATACTTGATTACTGCACCTCTTTCTGGATATTTCTCCAAAAATGCGTCCTTGAATTTCGGTACATTCATCGTCTGCGCCTCCTTCCTTCCATTTCCTCATAATACTTTATTCTTCGTCTGTCCTTAATGTACTCAAACACACATATAATGACAATCGGCAGGAATATAAATGGTATCAAAATCGGATAAACGATACAGATACAAATCGAAACGAACAAACAGAACCTCCTTTTCTTAAAATCCACGCTTTTTCTTCTTTTCCTCACTCTGTTGCTGCCACACACCGATGAACATCAGCACAAAGCAGATAAAGAACATAGTAAGCCCGAAAGCCCAACAATCGTTAGTGTTGCACCACGAGATGAACAACAACAATATAATAACACCGATAGCCAAAACCATAATTAGTCCTCCTGCAATAATTAATGAACCAAAGCATTTTCGATTCTCGGTGAGTACGGTCTACCGAGTTCATCACGAACATTCATACGCTCCAACTCCAATTCCATACCTGTTACATCAATACCAGCACCTTCAGCCAGAGCATAACATTGTTCTTCACTTTCAGCAATTACATGATAAAATACACAACCTTTTTCAACGAAATTATAAGCATTTACTTTTCCCATGCTGTTTCCCTCCTGTTCTTTAAAATTCTTTTGCTCTTCCATATCCTTACGGATAAGACTGTTTATATATTTCCCCATATTATTCTGTTCCCGCAACCACATCAAGATATCGTGATCAATGCGAAGCGTTAATGCCTTCCTGTCGTTAATAACCCTATCTTCCTCCTCTTTCTTCGGTCTACCGAATTTTTGCGAATATGTCGGGCTGATATACTTACGGTAATCGTATTGCGGCACATATACAATCGTATCACCGTCAATCGCTGTTTCTACAAAACTACTGTCCTTACCGATAGACAAAGGGATTTTACCTCCGTATAAAGGTTTCCCGATAGAAGCCTGTACAACCCACATTCGTGGCTCGTTATATTTGTCATCTACAAGCCAAATCCCGATTTCGGGAAATCGCTCCGCTATCACTGATAATTTAATTCGATACATCATAACAGCACAAATATACAATATTATAGTCAATATACAAATTATTGGTTGGTGTTATTCGGCAGAATCGTTGCATTTGCACAACAAAATATAATCGTCAAATGTCACTACATTCGGGTTGGTGTATTGATCATCATAAACTTCTTCAATAGTACACATTTCATAATTACGCCATTTAAGGTATTTTTCGACATCTCCCTTTGTCTTGAATACTTGATTGTTAAATGACAGTGGGAACCCATCACAGAAAGGCAGATAACCTACAAGTAGCTTATTTCTGTCAATGTATCTCATGTAAGTAGTATAAGGATCTGGGGAAAACGCATCGTTCCACCTTGCTACAAATTCTTCTACCGTAAGAACTTGCCCTTTTTCTTTCGCCATTCTAACTACCATTTCATCACTCCAATCATAGAAGGATTCATTTCCTGGAATATCCTCTACATTAACTATGTATAATCTTTTTTCATTCATAATTGTAAATTTAATATTAAACAAAATAAAACTCGTACACTCCCAGAATAGCGTTATATTTCACACACACGGTTTCCGTATTGAATGATTTTACAATTTTACTACATTCAGCACTACAACGTACAATATCTTCATATTTACCCTCAATCATTCGGAATTTAAACCAATTCTCACCGAAACGGTATGACAATTCACACAAGCAGTCGCACAGATAAAACACTTGATAGGTTATTTTATCGTTCAATCGCTCAATATATTTATCATGATGGAAATCTTCAGAAAACCATTCCATGATGTTCTTATTATCAATATTAGCCTTTATCATAGCATCAATCCTTTAAAATAATCCCTTACAAGTTCACAAAATCGTTCACGATCTTTGGATTCAAGAACCGTTTTTATTCTGAACCCAGAAACACGCCTTTTGTCAAATGCGCCCGTAACAAGTCTATAATTGCCGTTAATATATACAGGCGCAAATTTTCCTGTATAAACATCGGACGCACAAGACGCACGGAAACAAAAAGGGATATAATCCGTTAAATTATCGTTCATAACATCATTTTTTAATAGTTCAAATACTCAATATAAGCCTATTTAAGAGGCTTTTTATATCTCAATAATCATTTATCCAAATCTACCATAAAATTGGCGGATTTAAGCCTATTTAAAGCTGTACAAGTCAATAACACAATATCAGCCACACCGATATAATAACGTGCCTTTAGTTTGTCGGTAGTATAGGCGTGCGGAACTTTGCAGCCGTTACGATCGTATAGGTGTATAACGTAATATTTCATATCCTTATTCCTGTAAGAGAGTTAATATATAAATAACGATAAAAAGCCTTATTTTTAGCCCGAAATTCGGCTTTTACATGTAATATGAAGTAATCCTTTCGCTTACCAGAGATAACGAAACACAGGGCTTTAAAAGGGTGTAATATTATCCCTTTGATCATACGGATATTCTTTTTCATAGCTGTATATTATAATCGTTAAACATTCCGATAATATCTCTTAATCGCTCCCGATCCTTTTTTAACTCAGAGATAAAGAGCTTTTGAGCCTCAATATTATTTACATTTGCAGCCTGTTCCAGAAGCCTGATATTTGCGCCTATACTGACAGATAGGGCGGATAACTGTTTTAATGTTTCCTGTTTCATATTGATATATTATTAGTTAATATTGTGCCGTTGCCGGTATCACTCCGGTTATCATTTCCTTTCAACGGCTGTTTATCTGGTTATTTACTCGCTTTCTTTCTCTCCGAATAATCGACTACCTTACAAGAGGCCAAAAGGCAGCAAAAAAAGATTATTGTTTCTATCATGGTAGGGAGTTTTAAAGGTTCTGTAAATCCTGTTGTAAAAGTCTGTCTTTCTGGTATATCTTTTGAAGATGCAAGAAGAAAGAACCGCCCAAACCAAAGTAAGATGTCTTAGACCGTCTGTATTTACATTCTTTTGCATAATCCGCTAACATTGTTAACTCTGTATTGTGCAGCTCGAAAGCCGACAAATTAAAGTCTATACCTTTTGCAATAAGTTCCGATATGATAAGCTTTTAATACCTTGATTTTTCATAATAAAAAGTATTTATAAGTGGATAAATAAGGATATAAGAAGGGATAAAAGGCTAACCGATTAGCCCCTAAAAAATTACTTTGCAGAAATATTTAAAACCTTCTGAAGTCTTTTAATGTCATACATAGACAAATTAACGCCAACGGATTGGGCGAGCTTAGAAAGTTCTTCACGTTGTAAACCTATTCCCGTCTGTTCAAACGTGAAATTGAAATCAGCTGTAATAGTATGCTTTTTCATTCCTGTCCGTTTCCAAATATAACCTTTTATCTCATCTTTGATCGGCTCGACCTTGTCAGCATAAGCCGCAAAGGATATACTGGTAAAATACTGTGTTTCATCTTCTGTCTTATAACCTCTTACTTTTTCGGTAAATGTATATTCTGGTAACAGTTCCACAGGAATAACCAGCTTACAACCTGTTACGCCGTGTTCGGTTGCCTTAATGATGAAAGATTCTATTTTATTAGAATATATACGTTTGTTTTTTACTTCAAAAGGCAAAATCACCTCTTTATAATGATTGTTGGAACCAGAGAACCAACCCCGATAAATGCAGCCTAAAGGCTTTCCGTTTTGCGTGAACTCAATAAAATCTATATTCTTACCGTTACAATAAAAAGGGTTAACGCAAGAAGATGTATATAAATGGGTAGTCATAGCGAGAAAATTTATAAAATTAATGAATAGTGGAATAATTTAAGACTGTACAGGTGTAGAAATGTTAAGTTCTGGGATATGATACGCCAGATCTTTAGAAATCTGTGTGAAAGTTATATTATGTTTGCAATACTGATTAAAAAAACCTTCTACAACTTTGCAGGTAGCTCTAAATATTACCGATTCGGTGAGTCTGCTACCGATTGCGTAATGATTACCAACGGAAACAGAATAATGCACAAACTTATCGTCAAAATCTGTAGTTCTTTCCGCTATTGCTAAAATACCGTAATAGTTAGAAAGTACAACACAAGTAGAACCGCAATAGATAGCGGAAAGATTAAAACCTTTTAAAGAAAAACTCTTTGTAAGCATAAGCTAAATATTTAAAAGTAAAACAATCAATATTTAGCGAGTGTTGAACCTACACAGATGTTTAATAACAGGATCAACGAAAAAATAAGGAGGGAAAGTTAGGAAGTAACGGACAAATAAACTACCTTTGTCCTCTGTTTCGGGGGGGGGTAGTTTATTTATCCCTCTTTCCTTCGGAGTTCTGGAGTATTGGCGTACTTCGGAACTCCTTTCTTTTCATCATCATTTTATAACTCGCTCCCAGTTTTAAAAGGAACTGGATAACCTTGTAAAATCGTGGGGAATTATCCCCACTTATTTAGCAGTCGTATGTGTATTTCCACATTGTTGATCTTTTCGCTTCCTTGTTTCGTGGTTGATAGTAAGCAATCAGAGCAACCGTTTTTTTTTCGGGATTGTGTTCTACAAAGTAATTCTTTTTGCCAACCAAACGAGGGTATTTTTCAACAAGTTCCTTGTTAAACTTTGAAGCTTGGCCTTTGCCTAACTGAAGTAAAAAATCTAAGCTAATCATATTCATCTATTTTATTTGTTAGTATTATGTCTTTTTCTCTATACAAATATACTAATTAATTTAGAAACAGCAAAGAAAATAGGTATTTATTTTCAAGAAATTAGAGGTTTTTTCGTGTGTTAGAAAACATTGCTTTTGAGCATAGATTTAAGGAATCAACCAGCAGCAAGAACAGAAAAAAACAAGAGAAGGGGGATAGGTTGTATCTATTGATAGATAAGGTTTGATAGATTTATTCTATTGATGACAGGAGGTTATAACCTGTAATCGTTTGACGTACTTTGACAAAAATTTATCCATGTCTTTATTTTGTCGCTCCTGTTCCTTTCTGTTTGCAAATGTAGTGTTCATGTTATAGTAATAACATAAAGTATTGCTAAATGATTGATAATCTGAATGATACCCCCACGAAGCCACCCCACCCCCTTTGTGTGCGAGGTACGGCAGCATTTACCTCCCAAATTAATTTTTCCCAAAATTTTTCTCCGTTTTTTATTTTTTCCCCGTTTTTAGAGATGGTTGCATTTGCAACTATTATTTTGTCAAGATTATTTATTTTTAGGCATTTCGCTGTATTTTGGTGTAGTTTTAGCATGTTTTAATCGAACATTTTCACTTTTGTAAGTGTCTGATTTATAAATAATATCTATATTTGCAGTAGAGTATATCATACATAATCACTCATATAAGAGTTTTCTTTGAGTGTTTTTATATTTTTAATTAAGGTTTTACCACAAGCACAAAGTTATGTCTGTTTTATTTGACAGTGAAATTAAGGCGAAAGAGCTTCGTTCTATACTATTGGAGCATCTTTCAAAATTGACCGACAAGTATATCAGAAGGTGTAGTGTATTGGACGCAAGTGGCACTTTGGACGGTGCTTCATATCAGTTCAGCAAGATTATTCCTGACCTTGTGAATGATTTGCCTTTGGCTTTATATCCGAGGGATAATCAGTTGGCGAGATATATCACTTATATCCGCATGTACAACGGGAAGTATTATGAGAAGGTTTCTTTATCTTTTGTTCAGGACGTGATTTATCAGGACTGGTTGTTTGACCACTGTAAGATGAATCCGAAGTATTACCGCAAGCTCCGTGATGAGTGTAATTATGGTATTATAAAGGCTATCAAGTTCAAGGTGTTGACGCCTAAGTTGACCATCATGTGCTTGAAGAATGGTGTTATTGACTTCAAGGACGTAGGTGTTAAGTCCAATGAAGATGTGTTACGCCCATTCTCTCCTGAATATCCTTGTGTCAAGCAGTATGATTTCAAGTGGAATCCGAAGGCTGAGTGTGATTTATGGCGTACTTTCTTGGGTGTTCCTGCCTATGTGAACCAGCCTATTGTTGACATTGACGGTGTATTGCCTGAAAAGGAGAAGCGTGCGATACTTCATAAGTTCTTGGGCAGTGGTTTCTTGGATAGAAGCAAGGTTAAGTTTGAGTATATGCTTATCCTTTATGGTACTGGAGCGAACGGAAAGAGTGTTATTAAGGAGGTTCTTGACGGTATATTCGGAAAAGACGAGGTTTATCCCAACCTCAACTTGCTTGATATGGCTAAGACTGACGACCACGGTATGCGTGCGAGAAAAGCAATTGAGGGGTACAGATTTTCTTATTGTACTGAAATGTCGCCTAAGTCATTGTCTCACCCAGAGATTGTGAAGATTCTCGCTTCTGGTGAGGGTATGTCTGGTCGTGCTATCGGTGAGAATGTATCGGTTATCTCGGAGATACCTCTTTTCATGTGTAATTCCAATGACGACTGGACTACTTTTTCTTTACCTAAGAGTTGTGACAAGGACGAGAGTTTGTCTCGTAGGGTTCTTCTTATCAGTTTCGATAAGAGGATAGAGGAAAGCCGAAGGGATTCGGAATTGGTTGACAAGTTGTTGAAGGAGAAGGAAGGTATATTCATGTGGCTGGTGCGTGGGTACAAGAGGTTGAAGAAGGACGGTTGGAAGATTAAGAACTCGCTTAACGGAAGGGTTGACCAAGTGAGGGCTAATGCGAACGAGAACGTGATACGGAACGGGAAGAAGGTACATGGAAGTGTCTGTGAGTATATCAACTTCAAGCGTCTCTCTCCTGTATTCGATGAGGAACACCCGCATGACCTGTTTGTTTCGTCTACGGAGCTTTACGAGAACTATGTTAGCTTCTGTGAAAGGAACGGTATTGGGTGTATTCAGTCCAGACGTAAGTTGAGCCTTGACTTTGAAACTCTCGGTTACTCCAAGAGGGTTGCTTTCGGGGAGAAGCGTCAGAATGGTTTTATAGTTTATTGGAGTGAGCCGCATAACAGAATGATATTTGGTAAGGAGATTCCTTCTATTGAAAAAACTCTTAACATTGATGCTATTTTGGGTGAGGAAGAAAGTGAATTTATTAACGATTAAACACGACAATTATGGATTTCGGACAAAAGAGATTGGGTAACTGGATTGTTACCAAGTACAAGAAAGAGGGTGTTCCTTTTATTAAAATCAAGCCTGTAAGCGGTGAGTTCGCTTGGGAGTATTCTTCTTTAGATGAGGTTTACTTGAAGATTGAAGCTGCGGTGGATAACGAGGATACTCATGAAGGTTTGCAGACCTGTATCGGTATTATGGCATCGTTCATTCATGTGTTTGACCCTGTGTTCTATCACCTTTACGTGAAATGCTTGGAGATTTACGGTGATATTGCGGAGAAAGTCAAGCCTACTACTGAGGAGGAAGAGCTTGAAATCATTCGTGATATGAAGGTAGAGTATGAGCTTGGAGAGGAATTGAGGAAGACTGATAAAGAAATAGAGGATATTACTGAATAGTTTTCATTTTCATGTTTGTGTTTGTATGAGGGGAGTACAATGCTCCCCTTTCTTTATAAGTTCTTAATCCATTCCTTACCTCTCGGTGTTTCGGTATATATCCAAAATAAGCCGACAATCACCGCACAAATGCCGAAAAATGTAGCCATTATTTCCATAATACGTTATTTTAGAATGTTATTGCCTATCCTTGCAAGCCCTATCAGTGTAAACAATCCAGTCAGTAGCATTACCCATGCTGCTTTTTCGTTGAATATATTGCTTTCGTCCAAAAGCATGAGCGACAAACCTATAACCAACGAACCGAACAAAGTGTTCGACAGGGAAAAGAAATATTCTGCAAGTTTCTCCTTCCGAGTATTGTCCTTTTCATTTCTTGAATTAAGCTCCTTTTGCTGCTTTGACCAGTTACCCATGTAGTGATTACATTGATAGATGTAATATTACGTTTACCACTGCAAAGTTAAGGATTACTTTGGTAAAGGCAATGGCAGGGATTGTGATTTATAGATGTTTAAGAACATACTCCTTCCCTATCCGACTTTGGGTTATTGTGGGTAATTTTGCGGCAATAATTTAAAAACCTATATACGATGGAAGATTTTATACTTGTTATTGCTGTGATTGCTGCAATACTGAACGTCTCCCTTTTCTTTAAGATTTGGGGGATGGCAAATAATGTGAGTAAGATAAATGACAAAGTTAACAAAACCGACTCCAACAGCTATATTTGGATAGGAGATACTGAAAATGCTTATCGTCATCTGTGTATGGAGATGTACGAAGAGCTTTCTTCTTATAGTAGTTGGCACAGTTGTATTCTGGGAAGCTTTAAGATGACTTATGATAGTGTCGAGATATTCAACAAAACCATCGAAAAGTATAACAAGAAGTTTAGAGCTATTGGTAAAGAGATTCCAAAACAACTATCTTCCATTGAAGGGATGAAAGAATATGCGGAAAAGATGAAATAATCAAAGCGGAGCAATAAGCCCCGCTTTTCTTTTGGTAGATAGTTGTAAATGCAACTATTTTTCAATCTGTGGTGATATGTAATCCTGCTGTTCTTCAAAGGATAGCTCTTGCTGACCGAATTTTCTATTCCACAATCTATCGAACTCTTTCCAGTTATCTGATATGTTCATCAACGTGACCGTGCTGATGATTTGTCGATTCAGATGTTCTATACCCTGTTCTTTAGTTAAGTGTTGGTGCAAGCGATGTTTTAGCTTTCCATTATCTCGTCTCTCTGTTCTTTCCAACAAGGCTTCAAGAACTCCATGAGGAAGAACACTATAGATATACTTCTTCGTCCACGTACCAATACACCCTGGTCTGTTCTGTATGTTGATTCCGCTTACAGTCAAATACCCCCAATTATTCAATCGGAATATCTCACGATAAAATTCATCTGGAAATCTCTTTTCCCACGGCATAAGCTCGGGTGATATGTATGCGGCAAGAATCTTTTGAAGTTCGCTTGCCTCACGCTTGTACTGATAACCCGTCGCTTCATCTACAAGGGCTATAATACCAACACGGGCAAAACCACGCATCAATACTTCGCATTGGTCGGCTATGATTTTCTGACGTTCGCCTAATTGGATATTTTTTCTTGCTTCAAGAAATACCTCGCAAATATCAGCAAGCACGGTTGCTTCATAACCATTAATTTTCTTATCACCATCGCAGCAATTTATTGGTTCCAAGTGGACCGATAGATTTGTATTGATAATGAATGGGTTAAGTGATTTTTGATTTAGGTATCGTAGCAATCTGTGGCCCGATGTGTTCCTATTGTCATCAACCATTTTTAATGCTTCCTGCATACCTCTACCCGAAAGCACACGAGTACCATCTTCGAGAACATAACAAGGGATAATGGTATTCCCTAATTCCAGTTCTCCCTTACATACAATCTTTCTTGGAGCTTCTTCTTTTACGAACAAATCCCCAATGCCAACACCGAGTGCTTCTGAAATCTTAACCAATGTGTCTTTCGTTGGATTAGACATCTTACTGATTGCAACCTCGGTTAATCCCGTTCTTTCAGCAAGTTCTTTCTGTGTGATACCTTGCTGTTCGCATAATTCTTTTATTTTTAGCTTCATTATATATGATTTAATTATACGTTGCAAATATAATAATATAAATTAAACTACAATATAATAATTAGCAGAAAAGATGAATTTATTACTTGATTTTATTTTTAACGTTCAAATCACGCAAAAATTCCTTGTGCGCAAGTTCTTTTCTGAAATCATCCCATTCGTTGTACAAACCTTTTTCGATGAGGAAGAAGAAGCAGGAGTTTTTCAGTTCCGATTCTTGGCGGTAGATTCCCTTGACTACTTCTATTTGACGGTTGAGATAATCGTTCTCCTTCTGTAGCTTTGCCATCTTGGTATTGTCGGCTCTGATTTGTCTCGCTACATCGGGTACTTGGTGGAATACTTGACGATAGACTTCAAAGACGGGACGGACTTTTCGGGCGATGAAGAACTCTAAACAAGGGATTGAAAGTTTGTAGATGTCCTTGGGTCTTCCACCGAATAGGTTTTCCCGAATTTGGGGGAAAACTTGATAATCAACGTCTTGCATGAATACTTCGTCTTTTTTCAGTGCGTCTATCGCATGGTCTTTTCGTGAATACGCAAGATAATACACATCTTCCAAGTTGACAGGATATTGCTCGCCCGACTTTGATAGTGTCAAGATGTACTGGAAGTAGTTACGGATTACTGATGTCGTACAGTTAGACGGAGTTAGGATGGTACTATTGTTCGCATCCTTACTCAATTTCACGCTCTTTGGCATAATAGGTGTGAATTAAGTATGATAATATATAAAAGAAGCTGTCCGCCCCCAAAATTCTCGCCAAAGAACACTTATTATCGAAGGATAGTAAGCACCTAATGGGTATGCGAACAGCCTATATCATTTGATATACACGACTCGTGTAAGCATAAAATATGCCTACTATCTTCAATACAATAAAATGTTCTTTGGCACTGCAAAGTTATTCATAGTATTTGAGTAGGCATAATTTATGCGTATGTTATAGAACACATTAAGCGATTTTCGCTTAATTATACAAGTCAATTATGCCTTCACGACCTAAACCTGTAATCTTTCTATGGTACACGATGCGTCCGTTATCCATTTCCTCTTGTTTAATCTCAAACCATGCCATACTCGAATACTTTGAGCAAGGAACCCATGTACCATTTACCTTATATTGTACATTCTTATTTTCCAGCCATTTATTCAGTTCGTTAGCAGAGCGCATACCGATTTCCTTTGCTACCTCTGTTGCTGTATATGTCTTATTGGTGTGAGTTAAGATTGCAACCTTAGTCTCAGCTTGTAGTCTCTTTTGTTTCTCTTCTTTCAATACGGTTGCCAACTGTATTAGGTAATCGGGGTCAGTCAAGGTTCGTTGGATTACTTCATCAGTCATGTATGCTCCGTGTTTACGAATGGACGGGAGAACTTCTTCGCATACCCAATCTTGGAACTTTTCAGCAGAAGGAATCTCGGATTTCATAACCAATCTGTATAAATCAGCCTCTTTTATAAACTTTATATTAGTACCTCCAATCCCGTTGGCATGGGGTTGATACACTAACTCGCCTGATTTACAATGAGTTGTAACCGCTTGTTTGGGTTCTTTATATCCCAACGACCTCGCAACGTCACTTGCGCAAAACAGCGGATTGCCGTTTGCGTCTTTTGTTACTCGGATTTCACCGAATACTTCGTGTCTAAAAATTTCTATGTTGTGCATGTATAAAAAAGAAGGGCAATCATAAAAGGAGTCTATTGTGGCTGTCTACTCCAATTATAAAAGCCCGAATATCATTTTACGTTACTACTTACGACAGCCACGAAGTAAGTTTCACTGAAAATCTTCACTTTTGGTATTGCAAATATAGTGTACATTTTCACTACTACCAAATAAAACAGTAATAAAATATGCCACTACTACCGAAATTGTGATTTTTTATCACCAGTGGATGGCGATATAGTTGGTGCAGCTCACAAAGAGTGCGATGATGGACACAAGGAAGCTGAGGAACGCAATGACAAATCCCCAATCAATCGGATTGGAAAGATTCGGGTTCTCTGATATGTATGCTCTACCCTTCTTTGTTGGAGTGAACGCCCAAGGTATATCACCAGAAACCCAAGTAACTTTCACGAGTCCTTTTTCTTCAAGCACTTTCAATGAAGCCACAAACTTGTGCGAAGGATAGTCGGATGGACACTCCTCGATTCCGTTCAAAGCCATTCTGAACACCTTTTTATCTCTACTGGACAACTTAATCTTTTCCATAACATCGGGTTTTGTTGCAAATATACTATTTTTTGTCCATTTTCGCCTTCTGAGCCATATAGAGCGAGCAATTATGGCATTGGATAGGAACATAAAAGTGTACCAAATCGTCTTCGTCCTGTAAATCATCCTGTTTGACTTTCGACAGATCGGCTATGAGTTTCTTGATGTCGAGCCACTCCTTGCTACCGACTGGATGTTTCCCTTTAGCAATAAGCAATTCCTTTAACTGAACCTCCTTTGAAAGCTCGGTAGTCATGTCAATCTCGGCAAGTTCAGTCTTTGCCTTTTCTTCTTCCGCAGCAGCACGTTTCGCTTTCTTCTTCAACGCTTCCTGTTCCTTCACTCTCATGTCGATGTAGCTTACTACACCAGCATCTTCTTTGAGTAGGTGGTTCATGTCCTGTATGTTCATCAGGGTGGAGTATGTAGGATTCCATAATCCACTAAAAGCGTATGCGTCTTCTTTCTCCCACCCTGCAAGCACGAGTTCACAGAACACCTTGTGCATCGGTGTACGGAGTTTGAATTTCTTGCACTCCTTCAAAAGTGCGTTTGTAGGTTTTGGTAATGCCATGTATATAATGTATTAGTTATAGACAAACACGAAGTAGCATCGGCAGTTCAAGTGCCATTCGCCTTGATATTCTTGGATAGGATGATATCCAACCATAGAGGAACAACGGTTGCATGGATAAGAACTTCCCCTGAACGAGTAGAATCCTGTTGCACCGTCAAGATATGCTTTTGTACCGTACACATTCATCCAAGCAGAACCTATGGTATGACGGGTGAGCGTGAGCAAAAGGTTTCTTGCGGAGTTTGAATGACCTTGACCGTAGCTGATGCCATTGGTCTTTATTCTTGTTGCCACCATACCACCCCTAACAACGGTGTTTCGGAAAAGTTCGTTATTGTACGGTGCGTTGATGTTCGACCTTACGGTACTTAAAAGTTTTATCGCTCCATATCCGAAAGCAAGTCCTGATGCAATGAACGCTTCCAGCTCATACTTGTATCTGTTTGTATAGGTATTGATTCGTTCCTTCAAGGTGTGGCCGTATGTCTCTTCGTTGATATATAGGATAATGTCGTCTTTCTGTTCCTTATCTACAGCTACGCTTAGTGTCTCTGTGTATTCGTATAGCATTTCACGAAGGCGTGCGAGTACGGTATCAACCTCTTTTTTCAGATTTTCATTGGTGGAGAACTTGAACAGCGAAGCCTTAATCTTATATTTATAGGATATGTTGATTATTTCCTTTGCAGCCCAAAGTAGAGCTTCGTCCAAATGGCTCTGCATGGAAATCTCAGCCTCTACCCTCTTTCGGATAAAGGCTTTCGCTTCTTCTATGTCCTTGTCGGTGTACATTATTCAACTCCTTCTACTTGAACGGTGTCTTGTGGCTGTGTAGCCTTATTAAGTTCAACCTGTGCGAGAATATCCTGTTGTTGTTGTTCCTTCTGTTCCTTCAGTATTCTCTCCCACTCGCTGTTCTTTGCAATCATAGGGATTTTCTCTGACGCAGTTTGTCTCGATTCAAATCCGTTCTGAACAGCAACAGCCAAGTTTTGAATGAGTTCGGAGTCGTTCTGAGGCACATACGGGAGAATCCAAAAATAGATTTCCAACGCATTGAACGAACTGATTTGTCCGGTTTCAGTGCCATATCCATTCATGTAGATGCGTACCATACCGTCAAGGAACGGCTGATACTCCTGTGCGTCCTTCATTGCGAACTCAACGGCTGGAGAATACAACAATTTGACAGCTACCCCCGGCATATCACCGCTTCTCACTTCGGGAGGGATTACCGCAAAGCTCTGTTCGTATATCAATTTATATAAGGTGGAAAGCTGCAATGTAAACAGGTCTGAACCGTTCGGAGTATTGAGAAAGCCCGCATCTTCGTTTTCTCCCATTGTAATACCCTTTACAGCACCTGTCATATCTCCTACCAAAGACACCTCATTGCCCTTCATGTACATGATAGGGAATGCGAACGCTGTATTGTTCTGTACGAGTTGCGAGAAAGCAAGCTCATATTGGTCAATGCTCCCTTGTGAGAACGACCAGCAAGCACCGTTTTCGTCACGATGGTATGATACGGGGAGAAACGGGAAATTATGAGGTTCTTCGCTGATAAGTCTGTACCCTCTTAAACCGAATATTTCCTTGATACGATTATAAAAGCCGACTGCACCAGTATTGTCCTTCTTGAACCGATAGAGGTTCTTTTCGTCCCACACCTCAATGTATGTGGTAGTTTCCTTACCATTGTCGTCAACATCACTGTATTTGCGTGCAAATAGGCTTAATTCTCCAGTTATAGAATCGTAATGAGGGTAAAGCGTATCACCGTTCATATACGAAAGGACTTTCCAATAGAACTTACCGTTCTTCTTGTATCCAACAAAAGCGACATCACCCGTTACTTTTACGGATTTTGCGGATTCAAACCATGCGATTTCCATGTTCTTTACCGACCAGCCTTCCTTGAATTTGAAGAATATGTCGTTTGTCTGTTCATTGTCCTTTGATGATGGCATCTCAAACTGCACATCGTTACCGCACAGGTGAGCAAGTTGCTTTACTGTGATGATACGTTGGAAAGCGAAAGCGCATCGTGCCATCGGTTCAGTGTGTTCAGCACCCGTTTCGGGGTCTTTACGTTTTTTGTCTGGGTAGATAAGCGGATTGTTGATGATATGCCCTGACGGCTCGAACTCACGCATAAAATCAGTCTGAGACACGATTTCATAGATAGCGTCGTCATATTCATCGTTCCACACTCCACCGTCTTTGAATATGCCACCCATGCGGCAACCAATCGGTGTAATTCTCTTGAACGGCTTGCGTACAAGTATTTCCTTCAAATTTAAAGCATCCATAGTCCTTTCGGTTTCTTGTGTTGTGTCTTTACATCAAAAATCATTCTATATATAAGAGATTCAAAGAAGTCAGGAGAATACCCGACAGCCTTGATCATTCCTTCTTTGTTTATTAGCTCAAAACCACCGATGGTAGAGCTTTCTTTGTGTCTTATGCACTTTCTCTCTTTCATAAGTATCTGACGAAGAGGAGTATTGCTGTATTTCCCTTTCTTCCCACTGAAACGCAGGTCAAGCAATCTTGGTTCAATGGAAATCTTACCGTCCTGTATGAAATGGGCGAGCATTTCAGCGCATTGGGATTTCACGTTCTTATATGACTTGTCGAAAGGCTCTTTCGGTCTCTCAGTACCCGTGAACTTCACCGCTCTTTTGAAATGTCCCGACAATGCCTGCCCGACACCCCAATAGTCATATACAACATTCTCTTCACGCACTCCCCATTCAATAAGCTTTGCCGCAAACATGGATTCGGTATTAGCAGAGTTTTCACGCATCACGAACAAGTCCTTGATGTGTAAGCCTTCCCAAAGCCACATCACACAGAAGTCGCCTCCCTCAAATGCGATGTCGGCAGATACATAACGAACTCCGTTCAAGGTCTGCTCGGCTGCATTGAACATGAGTTCCATATCCTCCATCTTAATCATGTCATCGCCTGTACGCTTGAAATTCCAGTTCCCTTCAAGGTCTCTCGCTCTCTGTTCCTCGTCCTGTTGTGCTAAGTTAGCCACATAGTTCGGGTCTGATGATATGAGGGCGATGTTCTCTTCAAGTTTACCTTTGATGAATGTAACGGACTTCACGAACATTGTAACCTTGTTGAACCCAAGCGACTCGTATTCTTCTTTCCATAGAGGGTCAATGATGTCCTTGCATTGTTCGTAGACATCTTCGGGAGTAGAACCCCAATAAATTTGGTCTGGAGTATCACCGTCCATAAAGCAATACCGAACTACACCGTCTCGTTCAGGTATTGGCAACCCTTCTTCGTCTATCCACCAGTCGATGAACTTTCTAACCCATGAATCTGGATCTGGATTACAAGTACCGTAGAACCTGTTTCTTATACCGTATGCGTTACGGTTACAGGTAACGAGGAACTTGAATTTCTTGTATGCAATCTGCGTGATTTCGTCAATGCCTATATATGAATACTGTCTACCACGGAAACGAGTTTCAAAATCTTCGTACCCACCCGAATAATAGGAGAATTTGAGTTTTCCACCGTTGTTATAGTTCCAAGTCATGTCATTTATAGAACGGTTATATGTGCCGAACGGAGAATAAAGCTGATAGGACGTGTTTACCAAGTCCTGCAAGTCGTCTCGCTCGTTACGGAGAAGGATAGCATTGAAGTGGCTGTTCCGTATATCTTTGAGTGATTCCATAAGCAAAGAGAACGATTTGGAATTGTGCGTTACGATGAAATCCTCAACCATGAAAAGGCTGTTGGCATTATCCACAGCAATACAGCAACATTCCTGTTCTCCAACATACTCAATATTGAAAAGGCGTCTTTTATCAACAGACTCATTTTTGATGGCGTTAGCAAAACGTGAGTACCACTTGTCATATAATTCATCAATAGGCTCTACACATTCACCTGAAATATTAAGTTCATTGGATGTTTTTGTCTTATTGCATATAGGAATATAAACATCTACGCTACGTTTAAACCACCCTAATACCTGTTGAGTATTGAGTGTAACCCATTCATCTAACGAATGCAGCTTTACATTCCACAAATGGTCGTAAGAGGCAATGACGGATGAACCGTCAATGAATGTCAATCTATAGGCAGGCAGTTTCCCGTGGTCTTGTCTGTAAACCACACGCTGCATACCTCCATCGGTAGCGGATATAATATCGCCAGCCTTCAAATCACCAATCCTACGGTAACCGAACGGTGTAACCACCTTTGTATCAACCAATAGTGGTCCGCCACGATTCCCACCGAATATAGTAATATCTGCATTGGTGGCCAAGAATTTCTCTTGACAACCTCGCTGTGCAATAATGCGTTTGTCGCTTCTTTTCTTCCGTACACGGTCAATATATTCAAACGAGAACACTTCCGTGCCTTCCTTTGTTGTAAGAACTGAATCGTGCATAAATTCTGTGTTGTTGGCACAAATATAGTAAATAATTGCTTTACAACAACTTAATAACAATTATTAAAGTATAAATTTAATGCAAATTGTTTGTAAGTTTAATATCAATCATTTATATTTGCCAAAGAATAGTTGCATGAACAACTTGCACTATAGACACAAAAGACAAAACTATACTTAATGGAAAAAGAACAACTTTTATCCGAATTGAAGAACAAGTTAGGAACAACCAGCTTGTCAGAGAGAACTTTGGGTGATTATGTAGCGAATATCCTTCCTACTATCACAAGTGACGAACAGGTGAACGACACCTTCTACGCAGCTCATGTGGGAATCTTGAAATCCCTCGAAGGTCAATTCAACAAAGATGTAGCCGACAGGGTAAAGACAGCGCAGAGCGAATGGGAAAAAGCTCATCCAAAACCCCAACCTAATCCCAATCCGAATCCTACAGACCCGAAAGACGAGCCTAACAAGGAACTTGAAGAAATGAAAGCCATGATTGTAGCCATGCAACAGAAATTGGAAGATGCAGACAAGGCTACATTGGCAAAGAACCTGTTGGAAAACGTGAAATCGGCAATGAAGGCTAAAGGGGCGACAGATGAAGCGGTCATGTTATTCACTTTCAAGGGTGAGAACATCGACACCACAAAGAGCGTGGACGAGCTTACCGAAAGTTATCTCAGAACCTATGATGCCAATTACAAAACTCTTAGAGGAGATGGGGCATCACCAAGAAACGGAGACGGTAATCCGAATCCGAAAGAGGACAAGTTCCTTGACGACTATTTCGCAAGAAAAGCCGCAGAAGGAAAGTTCCCTGACAATAAATAAGATTTATCAACAACACAAAAACGATTTAAAACATGGGAAGTTTTAATACATTTGGAAAGACCAGCAAATCTTACGGTCAAGGTAAGAATATCTGGCATGAAATCAAAGGTGCTTACCCAGTAGGCGGTACTATCGCTAACTTGTCTGCGTACAATGTTGGTGATGTTATTCCTGCTGGTTCTATGTGTGCTTTAGACCAAGCTGCTCACACTATCACTATTGTAAAGGCTTCTGATTCTGATGCTCTCGCAAACGTAAACGGTTTGTTGCAGAACGACATCTATGTAGATGAAGCAGTAAAGGGTGCAAACGGTGCAGCTACAGGTAATGTAGTTTTTGCAGGTGAAATTTACATCGACAGATTGGCGGAAGAAGTCCCTGCTACTGTACTCGCTAAATTGCCGATGATTGTTACAATTAAAGAAGCACAAGGAGGTGACGCATGAGAACAATGGTAAACAATTACTATGACTTGATTACCTTCGGTTTGGGTAATCAGAAATTCCAAGACTTCGTTGACAAGTTCCAAGCAAAGTACAACACTCCGCAGACTGACGGTTTTGTTTGGGATAGCGAAATCCAGTTGGACTATACATACGAACAGCTCATTCAGAATCTCGGCATCAAGACTTTGCCTGTTTACGTTGATGTAGACTCAGAAGGTCTTGACAAGTCTCTCGGTGAGTTCAAGATTGGTTCAAACCGTATCCCGACACAGAAGCACCGTTATGCAATGAACGCAAAGATGTTGCGTGAACGCATGATTATGGTACAGAAGTTCGGTGATGCAGCTTTGAACGGTGAAGCTCGTACCGCTTTGATGGATTTGTTGTTCGACTCTACAGATAAGTTGATTGGCGGCAACAGAAACGCTTTGACTCACCAACGTATGCGTGTATGTTCTACAGGTCAGTTCACTATTGACTTGGAAAACAACCCTCGTGGTTTGCAGGGTTTCACATTCGACTTTGGTATTCCTACAGAAAATAAGGTTGTCTTAACAACTACTGCAAGATGGTGGACAAGTGCAGAACATATTCCAGCTAACGAAGGTTCAGCTTCTGACCCGTTGTTGTTCTTGAAGAACAAGCGCAAGGAGATGAAGAAGTTGGGTTATCCAGCAGGTCACTTTGAAATGTCGGAAGACTTGTACGATGACTTGCTCACTCACAGCAAGGTCTTGGCTCGCATCGGTTATTCATTGTATCCTATCGCAGCAGGTGATGATGCGGCAAAGAGCTACGCTCAGAACCTCACTGACGATGCAAAGAAGGACGCAATCGAAAGAATTGTTGACGCACCTATCAAGACTTATGACAGTGTAGCAGCAGTTGACAAGTTTGATGCAGTTTCCAAGTCAATCAAGCCTGTAACTATCGACAACTTCAAGTCTACAAACGTATCATTCGTTCCAGACGGACAAATCGGTACTATCAAGTCAGTACGTCCGATGGTGTTCACTGACGATCCGACTCAGAGAATTGCTTGGTTCGATGGCGGTCGTACTTTGATTACCAACCGCTTTGAAGCGAAGACCAAGACAATGTACGTTGAGAGTGAAATGGCTGTATTGTGCGTACCTAACATGCCTCAGTACATGCAAATCTATACTGTAACCGTATAAGGTCGATGGGCACTGAATCTCTAAATACAGCAACTGGCATGACCGTGGAGGAATACCTCTACGGCTGTGTCGGTTTCGATGTTGCTGAAAACGCAATCTCTACCATATTGGTTGACCGAGGTGTAGAAGCGGGGTCTTCGATACTTTCGCTTGACAAGAAAACCAAGGACTTGTGTAAGGCGGACCTCTATATGTGGTGTGCGTCTACTCCGAGTATCATGGGAAGCGTTGAGGACAGCAACGGAGTGTGGAAACATAAGGAAGGCGGCACTCAAAGTTCGGCTTACGACAAGCGTAACCTTCGGGCTATAGCTAATGACATCTACAAGCTGTATGGAGAGAGAACCGTCAGTTCCAATATGAGAATAGTTTCCTTCGGTTTGAGTACAGTAAAACATTGCAAGTAATGAAGAAGCACGATGCCTATGCAACAAGATTTCCTCACACATGTACTGTGTATGGAGTGACGGAAGAGACTCCTTTCGGTGAAGGTGTTACTCATATCTTCTACCAAGGACAATGCCACATGTACGGAAGCTCAACATTGCGTACATTCAAACAAAGTTGGGTTATCAAAGGGGAATATGCTATTGACATTCCTAAACTTGTTAAAGGTGTCAATTCGGGCGACTTGATTGACGTGACGGACTACAACGGTACGTTCACAGCTTGCGTTGTTACAAAATCAATGCCTGTCGTATATGGCAAGCATGAAGGTACTACGATATATTTCAACCTTCCAAAGAATTAAGGTATGGCTAACAACAAGGCGGTATTGGATAAAGGGTTCAAGAAGGCTAAGCAGATAATCTTCGAACATCTGTACGACCAATGTATCAGACTATGCGATGCGCTTGTGAATGATGCTGTATCTAAAAAGGGGTTTCAGAGTTTTACGGGTAACACTATCACAAGTTTTGCGTGCGGAATCTATGTAGACGGTTCTTTGAGCTACATGGTTGCAAGCGGTGAAAATATGAAAGCTCCCGTTCATGCAAAGGTTCAGAAAGGCGAGACGGTATTCTTGGATAATCCTTATGAGGGAAGACCGAGAAAAGTCACTGGTAAGGTCGACATCGTTTACGACATGACGGGTATGGAGTCTTCATTCAGAATACTACAGACCTTATCTCCGAAAACCAAAGGATTGTCGATAATTATGACCACTGGAACTGAATACTCCACATATTTGGAAAGTGTACATAATCTTAACGTGCTTTCAGACACGGCAAAAGGAAGCAATGTAAAGAATTTGTTATATACAAGTTTTAAACCATTACCATGAGTTATAGAGAGGATTTTAAGGTAAAAGATGCGTTGCAGTCGCTTTATGGATTGGGAAAGCTGATAAGTGACTATGTATTCACTGGCAACCGTCCCCAAGCCACTCCCCAACAGATGAAGGAGTTTGTAGTGGTAAGCATACCGAGCAGGCTTGAATCATCGACTTATGGAGGTGGATATGGGGTAACATCGGGTTACTGCAACATTGAAATATATGTAAAGCTAAAGAAAAGCGGGATTGAGAACGTGAACAAGATGGACGAAATGGTCGGGGAATTGCTTGAAATGTTCCCGTACAAAGATGATTTGGTTCAGCTTTCAAGGCCTCAAATCATGCTTAGAGGAAATGACGGATTGGGTTTCAGTGCCGTACTTGTACGAACTGAACTTTTAATTAAATAATTAACAACACAAAAAACTTAATAAGACATGGCAGCTAAAAGTAAAGCGGAATTGAAAGACGTGTTTATTGGTCTTTCTCAGATTTTGGTAGTTAAGGGCGGCATTACAGACTTTTCTACTGTAGCTCCTGAATTGGATTTGCCTGTAACAGTAGACTCATTGACCCTTTCTATGGGTGAAGCAACTTTGAACCGTGTAAAGGTTCACGGCTTGCAAGCGGACTGGGCTGTAACTACTACTGCTGGTGAATTTGAGTTCTCTTGTACTATTCCTTCAGTTCACAAGGACTTGATTGAATACTTCTTCGGTGAAGCAAATACAATCACATCTTCTACAGTGAACGGTGTAGACTACAGGGGCTTCTCAATGACTGTGAAGAACGTATCCCGTGACTTGGGTATCGTACTCGTGAACGAAGGTGAAGACAAGGCGGTTCTCTTCAAGAAGATGACTGTTACCCCGTCTTTGGCATTCGAGAACGGTTCAACAACTCCACTCGGCATCAATTTGACTGGTACAATGGTAGCCGCAGAAGGTGCAAGTGACGATGACGTTGCTTTCTTGACCAAGGCATAAGGTAAATAGATTGTAGGTTAGATTAAGGGTGGTGTGCCAAGTGCCACCGCCCTTTTCTTTTTAAAGCTGTATTTTAGAGATTATGGAACAACCGAACAACGCAACACAAGCGAAACTTAACGACATACTTGAAAACGGTAAGGATATTGTTGAAATCAGAGGGAAGAAATTCTCTATCGGATGGATTAAGAAAGGTATTATCCGAAAGCTGACTGACACGATTATTACTTGCAAGAAGGAAGATGAACTCAGTGCGAAATGTGCCTCTCTCGTTATTCTGAACAGTTATTGGAAGGTATTCTTCTTCCACCCTATCTATTGGCGATATCTATGGAGAAAGTATTCTGACGAAGAATTATTGGAAATCTTCATGATTGCTAAAAAAAAAGTGGACTCGCAGACACGGGCTTACTTCACGAATACCATATATCTGATAGGGATGAAGGACACGATAATGACGATGACGAAGAAGGAAGCAGAACGTACCCTTCAAGAACTTCGGCAGGTGCAGCCTTCTCCTACGGAGAAAAGCACCCAGAGCTGACACAGCCGCTTGTTCTTTTTTGGGGATTGCTAACGATACCGAACTGGTACATGGATTGGGTACTTAGCAACGCCCATTTGGAACTTCTTATTTGCGACCAGCCTATCATTTCTTACAAGAAGCGGAATGGAGACAAACCAAGCCACACAAAAAAGGAAATGGACAGTTTGATGGCAAAGTGGGAAGCAAAGAGAAAATCGCAAGGCAAGACAACCGATTTCAAGGCAGGAGAAAAGACAAGTTTAAATGATTTCTTGCGTACAGGAATGGACGCATTCAACACAAAAAAATAAATAAGACATGGCAGACATTGGGAATCTCTCATTCTCGGTGCATTTGCAGGACATGACCGATGCAGATGCAGACAAGATAAAGAAGAAACTTGAAAATCTTTCCGTCAGTTTGAATATTGACGGTAACAATATAAAGGTGTCGAATGCGGACATCATCAAGAAGCAGTTAGAGGATGCGGTAAAGTCCGTAAATTTATCGTCCGTAAACTTTGACGCAAGTTCTATAAAGGCGCAGCTTGAAACGGTTACACAGAATTTTGCGCCAAAAGCAAAGGTTGAACTGTTAAAAGACGACCTTTCCAAGGATTTACAGGATTATCTTACAAACAAGGTATTCCGAGTTAAAATTACTATAACCAAGAAACAACTTAATGATGACATTAAAGCCCTTGGTTCTTTCTCAATCCCAGCGACATTAAAATTATCCCCTAAATTGGCTATTGCAGAGCTGAAGAAATCCCTTTCCACGTACAGCGTACCTATTGGAATTTCCATGAAAAGCAGTTCTGAGTTGATGAAAGATATACAAGAAAAGATGAAAGATAAAGGGCTGAAGATAAATATTTCTCCCAATATAACATCATTAAGAAAAAGTATAACAGACGCTTTAAAGGACAAGACATTCAAGGCTGACCTTCGATTTAATATTAAGTCCGTTTCTGTTCAACAAGCTATTCGTGATGCTTTTGATAAAGCAGGAATGAAATATGACGATTCTGAAATTAGACTTCGTGAACAACGGATATTAGAAATACAGCAGCGAATGGCTCTTGCTCAAGAAAAAGCGAATCGAGCGCATCGTGAGGGTACTAATACGGCAAACAGATACAATTCTGCATTAGAACGCATAAACCGCACCGCAGAAAGACAAAAAGGTCTGATGGCGGGTATCCGTGAACAGGTAGCCAATATGTACGCACTATATCGTATCGGTAGATTCCTTGATGGTGTAATCCGTATCAGTGGTGAGTTTCAACAGCAACATGTGGCATTGCAGACAATTCTCGGTGATGCAGAGAAAGCCGATGTCCTCTTCCAACGTATCAAGGGATTGGCGGTAGAAAGCCCGTTCAAGTTCGGTGATTTGACTAAATACGCCAAACAGCTTGCAGCATTCAGTATTCCTTATGAAGAAATGTTTGACACCCTAAGAAGATTTGGCGATTTGTCGGCTGGTCTCGGTGTTGAAATGGGGCGTATCATCCTTGCTTACGGACAGGTTCGCAGTGCCGAGTTCCTGAAAGGTACTGAACTCCGTCAATTCACGGAAGCTGGTATCCCTTTGGTGACAGAGCTTGCGAAGAGATACACTGAACTTGAAGGAACATTGGTAAGTGTCGGTGATGTATATGACCGAATAAGCAAGAAAGAAATACCTTTTGCCGATGTCAAGGCCGTCCTTTGGGATTTGACAAATGAAGGTGGAAGGTTCTTCAACATGCAAGCCGTTCTTACTGATACGCTAAAAGGTAAGTTGGATAAGCTCGTTGATAGTTATGAAATTTTCTTGGCAGAGGTAGGTAATTCTAATAATGATGTTCTTGGAGGTACGCTTGAATTATTGACTGACATACTTGAACATTGGGAATTGATTCAAGATGCGGTCATGGTTGCTGTGTCAGCTTATGGTGTATATAAAGCTACTTTGGTTACAGTTACCGCACTCCAAAAGGCGGCAATGGTTACTGACGGGCTATCAAAGATGATAGCATCATATCAATTTCTTCACAATACCACTAAAGCGGCAACTGTAGCTCAACTTGCGTTCAATGCGGCTTCAAAAGCTAATCCGTATATAGTTCTTGCTTCTGGATTAGCAACAATAGCATCTGGAATGTTTTTGTTGTTCAGGGATAGCACAGAATCAGCAGCAGAATCTCTTGCAAAAATGGGTGCTGAAATGCAGAAGAATAACGAACTAATATCTGCCAACAAACAGAAAGCTGAGTCATTGGTATCCGTAATGACAAATGAAAAGAACACCATTGAAAGCAGAAAAGCTGCTTATGACAAATTAAATCGGATATACCCGTCAATGTTCGGGAATATGACTCAGGAACAAGCGTTGCTTTTAGATGAAATACGACTTCGTGGGTTAGTTGCTGACGCTGCTAAAAAAGAAGCTAAGGAAAAATTACAAGCATCACTGGCTACGGCAGAAGAGAATGTCCTTAAAGCAAAAGAAAGAGTTGAATATTGGGATAAATTCAGGACTTACAAATACGAAAACGGAGAGAAAATAGAAACAACCAATATCGGCATAAAAGAAGATGCAGACAAAGCCGTAGCTGCATTGAACGCATTTGAGGACAAAGTTTCCGAAATCAAGGAGGCTATTATTGCAGTAGACAAGGAATCAGAAGCTGTAGCTAACCGAGTTGTTTCAAGGTGGTTTAAAGAAGCGGAAGCATACGTCAATGATTTGCCAGAAAAATATAAATCGTTGATGCCAAAAGAGACTGAAGACCGTGAAGAATATTTCAAGCGAATCGGTGAAGTAGTTGATAACCTGAATGGAAAGATTAAAGATTTGGATTCCACATCTGAGGCAGCGAAAGAAATCCTTCCAAACTTGACAGGCGAAAGAGATGCGGCTAAACATATCTATACCAAAATACTTGGAGGTATTGACGAGCAAGCGCAGAAAGATTGGGAGAAACTGTCTAAACAGAACGAAAAAGAAGCCAAGGAAGCTGCCAAGAAAGAAGTTCAAGCCTATTTAGAAGCATTGAAGAATGAAATTTCAAAGATTGGTAGTAAATGGGATTTGTTTAAAGACTTGTTAGAGGCTTCAGGAAACAAAAATCTATCAATGAATATCGCATTCGGTGGTCAGATTTCATTCGATAATCAGTTGGAACAATTGAAATCCCGAATCATGAATGAGGCTAAGAAGTTTGGTATTGGCATTAACCTTAACGATTTACTTGGTCTCGGTGAAAAGCAACTTCTTGAACAGGGTGTAAGCGAAAAGGCTGCTAAGGCTATCGGTGCGTTGATTGATGCGTACAACAAGGAGAGCGCCAAATTGAAAGACGAGTCTGTTCGCAACTTTATCGAAATTCTGAACGCCAGCAAGGATTTCGAGCAACAGATTTCGGATATAGAGCGTGAGTTGCAGAAGGATTTGGCGGACTTGACTGCAAACTCAAAAGGAATGAGCAGTGAGGAATTTGAAAGAAGAAGAGTCGAACTTATAAAAAAAGCAGAAGAGGATAAGGTTAAAGTTCAATTTGAAGAGTTTAAGGAAAGCTCCGATTGGGTTAAGGTGTTTGACGACTTGGACAGAGTATCAGATGCGACCCTTGATAACATGATTTCCAAGATTGAGGAATTTGCAAAGCAAGCACATTTGAGTGAAGAAGTAACCAAACAGCTTGTAGAAGCAATGGGCAAGCTACGTGATGAAGCTATTGAACGTAATCCGCTTGAAGGGTTTAAGGATGCTTGGAATAGACGCAAGTATTACCAGTCATTAAAAGGCAAAGTTGGCGAATACGATGAAGACGGAAAGCTAATTACTCAAAAAATGATTGACGATGGACTTGCAGAAGCCAACGAAGATTTAAAAGATTCCGCATTAGCGGTAGCCGACAAATTCCAAGCGGTTGCAAATGCGGCAGACTTATTAGGTGGCCTGTTTGAAAACCTCGGAATCGACTTAGGAGGCATTTCTGATATTTTTGGTGGAGCAGCGAGTGGCGCACAAGCAGGTGCAGGTATTGCGTCTGCATTAGGTATGGCTGGCCCTTGGGGAGCTATCGCAGGTGCGGCAGTTGGAATGCTTTCTTCTGTTTTCGCTATGCACGACAAGGCTTTACAGAAAGAGATTGAAGCGAGCGAAGAACGAGAAAAGTTAATCAGAAACATCTCAGGCAATCTTGAAGCAATGTTTGAGACTAACCTTGGCGGAATGTACACTATGGGGGTTGACCCTGAAACAAAGCAACTCTTGAAGGATTACATCAAGCGTTATGAACTTTATGCTTCAAACCCATATCTCTCAAACAGGGCTATCGCTTCCAAGGAATCATACGAAAAAGCGCAAGAAGCTCTTAGGCAGGATTCTTATTACGATGCACAAAAGGCTTTGTTGCAGTTGCAGCGTGACGAATTGGAACATCAAATGCAACTTGAAGATGAAAAGAAAAAGACCGATAAGTCAAAGATTGCTGACTATCAACAGCAAATCAAGGAAATAGAGGCAGAAATTGAAAACCTTGCATTGGAGACGGCCAATGCTTTATACGGTATTGATTTCAAAGGTTGGGCAAACCAACTTGCCGAATCAATTGTTGACGCATGGTCTAAAGGAGAAGATGCTGTAGAAGCATACAAGAATACAGTCAATGACATTCTTCGTGATGTGGGAGTTTCAGTTATCAGTCAAAAAATAATAGAACCGTTGCTGAATAACACAATGGAATCATTCCTTGCACAATTCGACAAAGACAACGGAAAGCTGACTGATAAGTCTATGGAAATCCTTTCTGGGATGGCTGATGGTGCTGAATACGCAGCAAGCGCAACTGAAGCTTACCTTGAAGGTTTGAAGAAACTTGGTATTGACCTTAGTGAAACTGCCGATTCCGAAAAGGGAGGTTTGTCAAAAGGTATCCAATCTGTAACGGAAGACACGGAAGACACGGCAGACTTGCTTGCATCCTATTTGAATTCTATTAGGGTCGATGTTTCAGTGAAGCGTTCCTTGATTGAAAAGCTAATTGTAGAAGATGTTCCTCAGATGAACTATTTGGCACAGGCTCAGTTACAGCAATTGCAAATGATTGTAACCAATACTAAGCGTAATGCGGATGTTGCAACAGAGATTCGTGACTTATTTAACCGTGTAGTAGACAAGGGAAGTAACAAACTTAAAGTATAATGTCATGTTCGGAAGAAAGAATATATGTAAGAAGTTAAAGCTCCAAGCAGAATCGCTTGGGGCTTGCGAGAAAGGTCTTTACAACCTTGAAAAGTTGAATGAACAGGAGTTGATTAACAGGTATGTCCATTTCATAGATTTCTGTATTGAAAGCGACTATCCTTCAAACGAGTTTATCAAGGAGAATTTCGACCAGTCGTTGTTGGAGCATAACAACATTTATGTGGACTCTGAGTTCGAGAGACGCAATGCAAGACAGGTTGTTGTTATTCAAGGCAAGTCCAAAGGAGTAATGTTGTTTGATGGTTATACTACAGCCGACATTTATATCCGCCATGATAGCGAGGTCACTATTGACTGTTCACGGATGAGCAAGGTTTTTATAAGTGTTTATGATAATGCGAAAGTTCATGTCAGCCAGAGAGACGGTGCATCTGTTTATGTCTACAAGCATGGTGACGGTTGTTCCGTTGAAGCGGAAGGTGATGTGATGCAGAGAAGAAGCGGGGTTTAAGCCTCGCTTTTCTATTTCTTCACAAATTCAAGTATAACTTTAAACAATAATTAGTTTGATGTTGTTTATCAATTAGTTATATTTGCGATGTTTAAACGACAGACCACAACACAAACACTAAATTAGACACGCAAAGCTATGGCAAAACCGTATGCTATTTTATTTCAGAAGATGATTGAAGATGCTCCTGTTGTTGATACTCTCAGCAACTGGGGCATCGTTTGCAAGGACTTCCCGTTCAAATTATACGGAGAAGCCAAAGAATTGCCCTCCCGTGACTGGAAGGACGAAGACGGTGATGATGAGTATATTCCAAAAGAGTTGAAGATTGCCGCTTATGAGATTGATGTGGAGTTCGTATACAAAGGAGACATGAACACGGCCAACACCAAAATAAGAGGCTTCCTTGACTATCTGACAGGTAGAGGTGGTACAGGTGCGGAGTTGAAGGTGTATGATACTTACACAAAGATAGGCAGACAATCCGTGAGATACGCATCGGTTGATGATGATATATTCTTTCGTCAAGAAGGTGGCAATGACGTTGTCGTGTTCGTGGTTACATTCAAGGTAAATGACCCATTAACGGATATAGCATTGTCAGTATGAGCGAGTGGATAGTATATAGCAAGGACGGTAAAACTGAACGGTGTAGGTTAAAGAAACTTTCATATAACGGTTCTTTCATGAGCGAGAGAACAGTAACGGCTACTTTCGGAAATCATTCGGAGGTAGCTTTTGAGGTTTTTGACTACATCACTTACCGAGGCGAGCAATTTGAGTTGGAAGCAGTTCCGACCGTAAAGAAAACGTCAAGATACGATTACGAATATGAGCTTCGTTTCGTTTCCCATAAGTATGAGCTTGAAAGATGTGAAATGAGGGATATTGTACCGAATGACAACGGTATAGTCTATCCTACTCCTTTGACTTTCAGTTTTACGGGAGATGTAAGATATTTGGTTGAAAGAATACAGGCTTGTCTTGATAGTCTGTATGGATCGGGAGTATGGAATATCGTAATCGCTGACGGTGTAAAGAGTGATGAACAGAACATAACCATTTCACAGCAGAACTGTTGGAATGCTCTGTCTCTTGTAAACACTACTTACGGTCTAAATTTCTATATCAAAGGAAGAACGGTTACTATCGGTGGCGAGCAGTCATTGCTCTCACATACATTCCAATACGGCAAAGGCAACGGTCTTTACGAGATAGAGCGTGTTGCTGATACTGAAACTGGCATCGTTACCAAACTCCGTGCGTATGGCAGCACAAAGAATCTTGACTACAGCTATCCTAAGAAGCCTGAATGGAGTGATTCCGTGTTGGATACCTCCTTCGTACTCTCCCCTCTTCGTCTTATGCTCCCTTCTTTCAAGACAGACGGAAAGACTGACTATATCCTTGCTGACGATGCGGTTTTGGCAAAATACGGTATCCGTGAAGCGAGCGTAATCTATGAGGATATATACCCTTCCATTACTGGTGCTACAAACGATAGCGGACAGGCTATTGATGAAATCAAATCAGTTGAAGCTGTTGATGATACCAAGTCCACATTCGTGGTTCACCTTCACGATTTGGGATTTGACCTTGAAGAACATTTGACTACGGCAGACGCACAGATTTCAATGAAATCGGGTGCCATGCAGGGATATACTTTCAATATATCTTCCATTGAAAAGAAATCTGACAATACATATAAGATTACCCTTGGAAGAATAACAACTGATACAAGCGATACGGATAACTACAGTATCCCTAATTCTTCATGGAATATGGCTGCGGGAGACAAGTTTGTTTTCCTAAATATCCTCATGCCACAGGAATATATCCGTGATGCGGAAGAAAGATTGCTTGAAAGAGCCAAGGAATACCTTGCTGAATACGCAAAGACCAATTTCAGCTATAATATAGGATTGCACGACAAGTTCCTTGTAGAGAACGGAGATATTTATTCAAGCCTTATCGAAGGCGCCAGACTGAGTATCTATGATTCCGAACTTGGTATCAGTGAAGATGTAACCATTCAGTCCTTGACTATTGACGAGAATATGGACGAGAACATTCTTCCACAAGTCAAGGTAACACTTAACAACAAGCCGAGTGCCACCACCCTTGAGCGTATCCAAGGACAAATCAAGGAGTTGTCTGACTCTGCTTCGGGTAGTTTCTCTTCACAGAGCGAGCTTTTGCAACAATACAGAAAGAAGCTCGACAAGCCTTTCTTTGACAGATTGTTTGTAGCTGTAGATGCTGACGGGAATGAATTGCCTTCGACAGACCTTAACACTCCTATCTCTTACATTAAGGCTCGTTATCATTTTGCGACAGTCGGTGGTGTTACGATGTTCATCAGCGACAACAATATCAATATTCCCACAGTTGCCGAAGGCTTACCATTCGACCAGCAGACCATCTGGTACAATCCTTCCACCAAGCAGATTGAGGTAATCGGTGGTACTGGTGGAGGTACAGCAGATGCTGTTGCGTGGGATAATATCATTGGCAAGCCTACATGGATAGGTTCTACCAAGCCAACTTACAACTATTCGGAAATACAAGGCACACCCGATTTAAGCAAGTATGCTTTGGCGAGTGATATTCCATCGTTAAGCGGATATGCTACACAATCATGGGTTGAATCTAAAGGGTACGCATTAAATTCAGAATTAACTGCTTTATCAACAAAAGTAAACGATTTCCTTGAAGGTTCTGATACAGACACAATCATTAATAAGTGGTTGGAACTCGAAGCATTCCTAAGTGGTTTATCTGAATCTGACAATCTTGCAACCATATTAGGTACCAAAGCTGACAAAACTTATGTTGATGGAAACTTTGTGACATTGACTACTCAACAAACAATTAGTGGTGAAAAGAACTTCACAGGGGGTTTAAAAGTCAACGGTTCTCCTATATTCTACGATGCTGACAACAAGTATTGGAAGTTGGAAGGCGACTTGCTTGTTACGGGTGGAGTAACAGCATACGGGAATGATAGTGATTTCACTCCGTCTACCATTATGGACGCAATCGCAGTAGACGGTACTACCATTTCCAAGGACGGTGGTGTGTTGAAGGTTATTGGTGATTTGAGTGGAGGTGCAACAACACTTGGTTCATTGGCTAATGTCGGTTCATGGGCTGATTCAGTAGCTTCACAAGACCGCATCATGTACCAAGCTGCCAACTCATCACAATGGGTTGCAAAAAATCTTTCTGACCTTGCAGTTGGAGGTGTAACGGGGGATTATCTGCCTTTGACGGGTGGTGAATTAAGCGGTTCATTAGCTGTTACGGCAACCCAAAATGGGTATTGGAGTGGTGGTATTAGAATTGATGGAACTACTGAGAAGCCTCCTTCATTAGCTTTCCATATTGCAAATCTTGCAGGTTGGAGATTGTACATGGATAAAAACCAAAAACTATTGTGGGAAAACTCATCTAACGGTCAAGGCGTAACATCAAGAGAAATATTGCATACATCAAATTATTCTTCTTATGCGCTGCCGTTGAGTGGTGGTACATTGACGGGAGATATTTTCTTTGTTTCAAGCAATGCAGGTGGCACAATTAATAGCGTTTTCCCGTGTCATTACTATCATAGATTTTGGGCCAATAATGATGTGTATGTCCACTTTTATGAATCAAGCTCAAACGCAGGAGAATTAAATTCAGTCGCTAATCTTCGTGTAGCTACGACAGAATCATCGTTATTTAAAGCTTTAAAGTTTTCGGGTGACGGAACATTTACTTGGGCTGACAATAAGATTTGGCACGCAGGCAACGACGGCAGTGGTAGTGGACTTGATGCGGACTTGTTGGACGGAAAGCATTATTCAGACATCATCAATGGAAATGTAGCATCAGCAACTAAACTCCAAACAGCGAGAACTATTTGGGGACAGTCTTTCAATGGTACGGGTAATATTGATGGACAACTTATTATTAACTCTTCAACAAGTTATCCAATCCGTATAATTCAAAGTTCTAATCCATCTTGGGTGTCTGCTTTTCTTGCAACTAATTCATCATTAACCGCAGGTCGACACTACAGCATTGATTTTGGTCATTCCGCAAGTGCATATAATGCAGCTTGGGTTGGCTATTATCATGCAGGAGTAGGCTCAACATCGAATAGACTTAGCATGGGGCTGAATAGTGTTGATGACGTGATTAATATATTAGGTACGGGCAACGTAGGCATAGGTACAACAAGCCCTGCTTATAAGTTAGATGTAAACGGTAAATGCAGATTGAGCGGTGTAATAATTGGACAAAACGACAATAGCCTTGACGGTTGGTATAACAACGGCTATTCTGCG